TTAATTGCAAAAGACCTGATTGCCGATCGTTTGACAGCTCGAACCATCGCTGAAGAAGGTCGAATTGCCAATAGTCTGCGATGATGTGCCATCGTTATAGAAGGTGCTATTACCTACCCGCTGAGAGTTGAACCCATCTGAGCCAAAGGTATTGTTTCCGATATGGGTATCGGTAACGCCGTTCGAGTAAAAGGTGTTGTTACCGATTTGCTGCGCATTGATGCCGTTGTCGCAGAACGTTTGATTGCCGATTACTTGGCAATTCTGGGCAGATGCCGGGGTGGCTAAAATTGCCAGTGTAGTTGCAAAAATTGAAGCACGTTTCACTTTGTTCTTCCTGAATTTTCTAGCTGCAGAATTGCAAAGCTAGCACCCCTGTCAATCAGCATATTAGCTGGCTTGCGTCGAGTCTAAAACTCGCTCAGCCTGCTCCTGCCATGTCTCCCCTGCCAGAAAACACAGGTCATAGAGGCTGACCGCCGACGCCTCGCGCCCGCAGGTCAGACGTTTGAGGACCTCTGGCGCCAGATAGGCGAGGCGCAACTGGCGGCTGACATGGCGTTCGGCCAGACCGACGGCCTCGGCCAGTTCCTGGATCGTGGCGAACTCACCTGCCTCCATGCGCCGCCGCCAGCCCCATGCCCGGCCGATGGCGCGCAGGATGTGCGGGTCCTGCGTCTGATCCTCACTCAGGCTGTAATCGGCGGGCGGCATGATCTTGGGCCGCCCGTTCTTCTTGCGCAACTTCAGGGGGATCAGCACGCGGATGGTGTCGTTGCTCCGGGTCATTCGGCGGCCTCCATGTCGCGCGGCGCGATCATCTCGCGGATCACGCCCGCGACACCTTCGCGCCGAATGTCGACCTCGAGCCCGGCGGCGGTGACGGTGACGCGCCGGACCAGAAGCTGGATGATCCGCGCCTGTTCGAGCGGAAACAGCTGCGCCCAGAGCGTGTTGAAATCATGCAGCGCCGCGATGGCCTCGGCCTCGGATACCTGATCGCGCTTCAGCGCCGCCAGCACCTGCGTGACCACCTCGGGCGTCTGCAGAATGCGCCGGACCTCGGTGACGATGGCGTCCTCGACCATGCCCGCAGGCAGGCGGTCCGGTGCTTGATCGCCACCGCAGTCATGCTCCGTGGTGCGGTTCTTGATCACGTCCATCGAGACGTAATAGCGGTAGAGCTTGCCGCGCTTCTTGGTCGCGGTCGGGGTCATGGCCGCGCCGGTATCGGTGAAGATCAGCCCCTTCAGCGGCGCGGGCGTCTGCATGCGGCTGTTGCTGGACCGGGCGTGGCGGTTGCCCTGCAGGATGGCGTCGACCTGATCCCAGACCTTGTCGGTGACGATGGCCTCGTGCTCGCCCGGATAGGCCTTGCCCTTGTGGACCGCATCGCCGCGATAGACGCGATTGCGGAGCACCCGATAAAGGTAGCCCTTGTCGATCAACGTGCCCTGCTTGCTGCGAAACCCCTCGCGCCGCAGTTCCTTCGCCAGCATCGTGGCCGAGCCGAGTTCGACGAAGCGCTCGAAGATCCGACGCACCGAGGCGGCCTCAGTCTCGTTGATCACCAGCTTGCGGTCCTGCACATCATAGCCGAGCGGCACATAGCCGCCCATCCAGATCCCGCGCTTGCGCGAGGCGGCAACCTTGTCACGGATGCGTTCGCCGATGACCTCGCGTTCGAACTGGGCAAAGCTGAGCAGGATGTTCAGCGTCAGCCGCCCCATCGAGGTGGTCGTGTTGAAGGACTGCGTGACCGAGACGAAGGTGACGCCGTTGCGGTCGAAGACCTCGACCAGCTTCGAGAAATCCATCAGGGCGCGGCTGAGCCGGTCGATCTTGTAGACCACGACCACGTCGATCAGCCCGTCGTCGATGTCGGCGAGCAACTGCTTCAGCCCCGGCCGGTCCAGATTGCCGCCCGAGAAGCCGCCGTCATCATAGCGGTCGCGGGTGGCAACCCAGCCTTCGGATTTCTGACTGGCGATATAGGCCTCGCAGGCCTCTCGCTGGGCGTCGAGGCTGTTGAATTCCATGTCGAGCCCTTCCTCGCTCGACTTGCGGGTGTAGATGGCGCAGCGCAGGCGGCGGCCGGGGCGCGTGTTCATGTCCATGGTCAAACCTCCCGCGGTCGGACCTGCAGCCCGAAGAAACGATAGCCGTTCCAGCGCACGCCGGTGATTTCCCGCGCGATGCCGGAGAGCGATTTGTACTTGCGGCCCTGCCACTCAAAGCCGTCCTTCAGCACGGTGATGGTGTGCTCGACCCCGTTCCATTCCCGAATCAGCCGCGTGCCCGCCACCGGATTGCGGGGATCCGCGATCTGGTTCTTGCGGCGGGAGACGCCCTCGACCTCGTCGGCAAGAAGGTCCAGCATGCGGCGGGTCTCCTGGTCAGGCCCGCCATAGGTCAGTTCCTGCAGGCGATAGGCGATGCGGGCCTCAAGAAAGGCGCGGCTGTTGTTCGGCGCGGCGCTGCCGAGGAGCCGTTCCCATTCGACCTTCAGCTCTTTCACCGACATGGCCTTGAGCGCGACGATGCGCGACAGGACGCTGTGGTCCAGGCGCGCGTCCTGCCCAAGTTTAGGCGGCGTTATCTTACTGTGATGCTTCATCAATTCCTCCGATGCGGATGCGTTTCCTGCGACGACCACCGCTCTTTCGGGGCGGGTAGTCCACGGAACTGTCTCCGTCGGCGGGCGATAAAGAACTGGACTTCCCGGCAGTCAGGCGAACGACGCCTGCGGCGAGGATGCGACCCAACTCGGCAAGCCGGGCATCAGGGGACATGCGTTCAGGGCATAGAGGATTCGGCCCGGAAACCGGGTCTTCGGAAGGCATGGACATGGCGGGTTTTCGCGACTGTTGTGATAGGCAAAATGTGTCGCGAAATCAGGAAAATATCAAGCAAATCAGTTTATTAAGGCATTATTCGGTGGCTGCGCACCGTGGCGAAAATCTGCGTAGCTGAAATGTCCCCACGCCGACCTTTCTGTCGGGCGGATGCGCCGAATCAACTCGTCCACCTGTCCATGCACTTGTCGTAGCTGTCGAGGATCGGCTCCTCCTCGAAGTCCCGACCATAGACGGCGTCGTCGAACTGCAAGATGGTCAGGGACAAGTCCAGAAACTCGGACACCAATGCCAGTTCCCGCACTGGCTCGGACCCGCGACTGAAGTTCCAGACGCCAGCCGGTCGCTGGACCGGCCGGTCCGAGACAAATCCCCTCTCGTCGGCGCCGAGGGCAGCCAGCGCATCGTCAGGGATCTGCATGCCCGATCGCACGAAGATCCCGCTCTTGAGAGCAGACTTGCTGGCACGCCCCCACCTTGCGAAACCGTCACGCGCGACGATCATGACGGCCCGCCGGTCCGTGAAATCGATCCACTTCCGGCAGGCGGCCAGCAGCGAAACGCCGTAGCGATCAGTGATGTGGTTCAGAAGGTCGACGGTCATTTCTTCGCCGTTCACCTGCTCACGGTAGTCATCGAGCGGCATCAGCAGGTAGGAGGCGAAAGTGTCCGCCTCTTCCTCGCGTTGTCGTTCTGTCTCCTGCCAGGCATTCGGCAGCAGCGGTTTGCATTGAAAATCGCAATCGCGCTGGAGGGTTCCGCTCTTGTAATCCCGATCGGACAGGACGGGGCGATGAAGTTGGTAGTGACCGAACTCATGCGCGATGGTGAAGCGAACGCGGCCGCGATACCTGGGGTCGTCGTTATAGACGATGTGCCATTCCGGGCGCTTTCGGTGCGGCCGGAGCATTCCCTCGAATCCCGGAAGCTCGCCACCCACGATCTTGCCGATAGGGTCCGCGTTGTTGCGGGAGACCTCTCGCGCCAGGGCCTCGACGTCGACCGGAAAGCGGTCTTCGCCCAGAACATGCCGGAGCATGATCGAAAGCCGGTTTGCCTCTTGCTGGGGAGATTTCTGCTTTCCGCTCGTCATCAATCGTCGTCCAAAGCATCCAGGATGCGTCGCAGGCGTTCTTTCTCCGGCGCCGCCATCTTCTTGTATTTCCGGAAGAAAGCTATGTCCTCGGCGTCTTCCTCTTCTTTCTCGCCGTCACCGGCCAATAAGTACTCGACTGTGGTGTCGAGCGCGGTGGCGATCATGGCCAGCTTCTCGGCCGAGGGACGAACGACTTCCTTGTTCTCTATTTCCCACATGTAGCTCTTGCTGGAGCCGACCCGCTCGGCGAGTCCCTCCAGGGTCAATCCGCGCTTTCGCCGCTGCTCGCGAACGCGCTCCCCTAGTGGTGTTGGCACGGCAATACCCTTTTCGTTGGTGGTTCGTTTTTACGAACTTCTAGTCCTTGACACGCCATACGCGCAATCCCTATCTTCTGCGCAGGTTCGCTACTACGAACTTAGATTCCCGTTGAAACAAGACCAGGAGGCCAGAATGGCTGTTGGAAAGAACCCGGGCACGCATCATGTCGTGCCGAATGCAGAAGGCGGCTGGGATGTCCGCCGCGGTGGTGCGGCGCGCTCGAGCGGGCACTTTGATACCAAGCAGGACGCCGTCCAGCGTGCGCGCGAAATCAGCCGCAATGCGGATACCGAACTGAAGATCCACAATCGTGACGGACGGATCGCGCAGTCGGATTCGCACGGCAACGACCCCCGCAACATCAAGGGCTGAGGAGATGTAAGACATGGCGTCGGTGACCAACTTCATCCGCAATACCCCGCTCGCGTCGCTGCGCGACTATTTCACTGCGGCCGGGATCGAGTTTCCGACGCCCGTAAACTGGGATGCGCCTGAGCCGGAGGTCGTCCGGCCGCTGCTTCAAGCGGTGGACCAGATGGATGACGAAGCGCGAGGCCGCGTCATCAACGATGGTGAGCGCGTTGGCGCCATGGCCGATGTCGCGGGTCAGACGGCGCTCTACAGTGTTGTCGACGACCGGGAGGTCCTCGATGAGCTCGAAAATGGCCATGCCCGCGCCATGTGGCTGTTCATCAACGATCTGAACCGGTTTCGCCATGCGGAAGAGGTCCGTTTCACCGATGAGCGCCGCCGCGGGCGGAGCTGGGACGGCTTCATGTGCGAGGCGAACCTGAACCTCCGTCGCGACGAGATCGCGTTCAACGCGTTCAAGGCGGCCCTTCGCCAGAGGTTTGCATCGCGGAATGTTCATGTCGACATTTTCGAGCGCGTCCGTCCGACCTTCGAAGGTGAGGACTGCGATCTGGTTCAGATCACGGTTTACCGCGAGGGTCTGCCGGACGATCAGTTCGCTTTCGACGAGGGCGAATTGGTGCGCCGCGCTTATCGGCCCGTCTTCGAGGCTGCGATGACCTATGAGCCCGCCTCCGGGGTCATCGAAGTCGTTGCCAATGATCGGGAGAGCCGCGCGGAGATGGCGCAGTATCTGGCCCGCGACCTGCTCGGCGTGGATTTCCGGGACGAGAAGGTGCCGATGCGGCGCTATGATCTTACGGTGTTGCTTGCGCCCCATACTTTCCCGACTGACATTGAGGACGGGATCGAGCGGGTGGAAGTCCGGCAGCTCAGGCTGATGCCGATCGATGCCGTTGGCGAGCGCGTGACCTTGGAGGCGATGAGCAAGGCGGAACGCGACATCTGGGCAATGGCGGAGGCTCGGCTTGGCCCCGACAACCCCCTCACCGGCGGCTGGGTGGCAACGCAGGCGAAGCTCGTGATCAAGTTCCAGCCCAAGCCCGGGGCTCGGCGTGGTCGCACGCTGCCCCTCACCATCACCATGCCGCACGGCTGCAATCTCAAGGATCAGACGGAAGAAGAGCAGCTGATCGGCGAGAAGTATCTGCGCCGGTGGGGAGTTGTGGTCGATGACCCGATCCTCATCGACGATTGACGAACGGTCTGCCCGGCTTTTCGTCAGCATCGTAGAGACGAAAAGCGCGCGCATCGCCGGGGCCGTCCTTCACGACTATCACGCGGCCAGCGCCACCCCTTTAATCGGCGCTGGTCTCTTGGTGCCGGACGCTCCGGTTCCAGTTGCCACGTCTCTGGTTGACCATGAGGACGAGCCAGTAAATCTGGAATGGTCGCCAGAGCAGCGCGCCTACGGGTATTTCAGCCCGGCAGCGGGATGGGTCACTGTCGACAGCGAACGCCTGCAGGTTTTCCGCTTCGATGCCAGCGCGTTCCTCGGTCGGCTGACATCTCGCCTTGACCTGCCGCGCTCTGCCCGCCCGGCAGAACGCATTCCGGGCATTCTATGGGAGTTGGGCGACGTCAGACTGCCCGGGCGTGGTGCCCGTGTTCCGATCTGGTATGCAAGACGGCTCACGGATCGCGAGACCTGGCAGCAGGTCGTCAACTACCTCGGGGGGCGTCCGCCCGCAGATTTCAGGGTGGTGGTGACCAGCTCGGCGACCCGTGATCTCGCAGAGGCGGACCTGTCCCGGCATCAGTTCATTGAGTTGGGGGATCTGGAAACTGCCGGTGCGGCGCTGGTCATCGAGCCAACCTATCTAGCCGCCCAGCTGAAAGCCGGCGCGGCGACCCATGCAGGCGATCCCGTGCGCCACGCCGCTGGGTTCCGTCATTTCTGGGTGGGGGAACGGGAGTTCAAGTTTGGCGGCGACAAGAGGCGGCAAATTGTCGAGTACCTCTTCAACGCATGGGACGGTGGCGAGGAGAGCGTCAGCACCGAAGTCATGTTTGCCGATCTCGAATACGATGTCTCAAGCCGCATGCGGGATATCTTCAAGGGCCACCCCGATTGGCGCGATCTGATCGAGACGACGGGGGGATCCTGTCGGCTTCGCATCAGGGAGCTTCTGGAGGCCGATAGTCCTAACGCCGATTGATTGCGTCCTCGGCCAACTGAAGTTGTGCCATGATCCAGTCGAAAGGCGGTGCCTCGCCGAGCATCATGCCCTGCATCGCCGCATAGTCCTCCTCGATCGCTGCGCGCAATTCGGCGGCCGGTACGACGCAGATCGAGCCCGGCGTGGCCTCTTCGAATTTCTTCCATGCCTGCCTGAAAGCGATGAGGTTGTGTTCGCGCACGGCCGCAAGCAGCCCGTCGTCGGTCAGGGCAGCGCGCCCAATCTCTGTGCCGGTGATCATGGCGACGTCATAATAGTGGCGGGAAATCCTGTCGCTGTCGGCAGGCACACGTCCTTCGTCACGATGACCGCAGAACGCGCCGTGCAAAATCAGAAGTTTCTCCAGGTAGGTGCGCTGCGGGGCGATGACATGGACGTTGTCGACTGCGAATGACCACCCATCGGGCAGTTCCTCTGCGATATAGGGCGTCACGCTGGCGGTCTCGTTGGGATCGAGCGCCGAGCGCGCACCCGCTTCGAGTTTCACGCGTGGCAGGACGTAGGAGATCTCGGTGCTTGGATAAAGCGTCGGGTACTCAATCAGCAGAGTTTGCTGATCGCCGTCCTCATCGTCGGGCGCGATGCTGCAACGCGCATCGAGCAGCGGCTTCAGCGCGTCAGCCAGATCACCCCGAATGTAGGAGCTGCAGGCGTTCTTCAGGTCATCGAACAGCGCCTTGCGCTTCTTGTTCGAAATACCCTCGGGGTTCGTCGGGTCGCGCTCGGCCGCGAAGCCAAGACCATCCCGATAAACGACAAGGTCGATGTCCTCCGAGAAGCGGCGGATGAGCCCATAGGCCTTGGATAACGCTGTGCCACCCTTGAACAGGAGTTGCGGGTGGCCGTCAGGCAAGCGTTTGTAGAGCGCGTCCAGCACGAAGCAGACCCAGAAATCCTTCTCGACATAGCTCGGAAGCGTGTCGAGGCGGTCAGCAGCCGCCTCGAATACGTCCTTCTGGTCGCGAGATGAAAGCGCGAGGAACCGCGTATAGCTCTCGCTCATGGTATGGCGATCTGCGGGTCGACAAGGCTATGCGCGATGGGCGCTGCCCAGCTCGGCAGGCTGCCGCTGTTACGAACGAGATCCTTTTTCACGGCATCTGGCAGCTTGCGCTTGAGCGTGGTCGCAACCCGTGTGTCCAACGCGGCTTGCGGTCCGAGCCAGCGCAGCGCCTGCGCGACTGGCGCGGAGGTTTTTCCCGCCCATGCCATCACACTCGGACCTGCATGCCGCAGCCGCACAGTCCGATTGCCGATCTTCACGTCCCGCGTCGCCCCGTCCGTCACATAGCTCGTCTTCGCGGGGACAGCATTGGTCAGGCCCAGCTGGTTCGCTGCGGCGATGCCATCGGGCATAATGCGAACACTGTCGCGCCGCGCGAGGGCTGCAACCGCCTTGTCCATATCGACCGGTGCGGGGCGCTTCAGGACGCCGCTGGTGCGGGGAAGATCGTAAAGCCCACGGCCGACACGACGCAGATCACCACTCTTTGCCAGGCGCGACAACGCCTGATCGATAGCCGCACGGCTACCGAGATCGAGGAAGTCCTTGGGGGTGCAAACCCACTTCCCGCGCCCCTTCGAACGAAGGCGCTTCATGATTCTATCTGAAATACCAGTCATCTGAGCGGTCCTCGTAGGCCTTTCCTTGTCAGAAACATAGAGGATTTTTCTGACGAATTCAATTCCTCCCCGAACGCACCCCTTTCGCCTCCCCAACGCCTCCCACCCCCTCCGCCATGTTGAACCCGCAAGCGTTCGCAGAAATCCCAAGGAGGTTCACATGGCGACCAGGCACCTTTCTCAGATCGAGCTGGCGGCTCGCTGGAACATTTCGCACCGCACGCTGGAGCGCTGGCGGTGGACGGGCGAAGGCCCGAAATTCATCAAACTCGGCGGCCGGGTGATCTACCGGCTCGAGGATGTCGAGGCCTTCGAGGCCGAACAGATCCGCGGCGTGGATCACGAACCCCATCGTCCGATGTCGGCGTGAGGGGGCGGAACATGACGATCTCCAATCACATCACCCTTGCCGATATCCACCGCATGCCGGTGGGCCAGATCGCGGCGCTGCCCGCCGGTCAGCTCGCGCTGCTGAAAGGCGCGGCGGACGAGCAGCTGACGCAGGCGAAGTCGGTCGCGGACTGGCTCGACGGCGCCATCTCCCTCAAATACGCGGACCGCGCCCAGGACACCCGCCAAGAGGCGGGCAAGGACACCGGCACGATCCGGTTCGAGGATGACGGCGTCACCGTGATCGCTGAACTGCCCAAGCGCATCGACTGGGATCAGGCGTTGCTGGCGCAGATCGCCGAAAATATCGCCTCGGCGGGCGAGGACCCGGCGGAATTCATCGAGACCAAGCTTTCGGTCTCCGAGCGCAAATACAGCGCTTTGCCGGAAAGCTGGCGTAAGGGCTTCGAGCCCGCGCGCACGGTCCGCACCGGCAAGCCGAAGTTCCGCCTCTTGCTGAACGAGGAGGTGCGCTGATGGCCATTTCGCTCGCGTCCCTGCGCACGACCTCGGTGCTGACCCCGCCGCGTATCCTGATCCACGGTGTGGCCGGGGTTGGCAAATCCACCTTCGCGGCCGACGCCGACCGGCCCGTTTTCCTCATGACTGAGGATGGCCTGGGCAAGCTGCAGGTCCCGCATTTTCCGCTCGCGACCAGCTATGCGGAGGTGGCCGAGGCGCTCGACGCGCTGCTGAACGAGGACCACGATTTCGGCACGGTCGTCGTCGACAGCGTCGACTGGCTGGAGCCGCTGATCTGGGCCGAGGCCTGCAAGCGCAACGGCTGGGCCTCGATCGAGGCGCCGGGGTTCGGCAAGGGCTTTGCCGAGGCGCTGACCATCTGGCGTGAATATCTCAACCGGCTCAACGCGCTGCGCGACCGCAAGGGCATGGTGGTCATCCAGATCGCCCATACCGACATCAAGCGTTTCGACAGCCCCGAGCACGAGCCCTACGACCGCTATGTGATCAAGTTGCAGACCCGCGCCTCGGCGCTGCTGCAGGAGCATTCCGACGTGGTGCTCTTCGCCAACTATCAGATCTCGGTCGCGAAATCCGATGTCGGCTTCAACAAGAAGGTGACCCGGGCGCTCGGGTCCGGTGCGCGCGTCATGCACACCGAAGAGCGCCCCGCCTTCCTCGCCAAGAACCGTTACGGCCTTCCGGACACCCTGCCGCTGATGTGGTCGGAGTTCCTCGCGGCCATGCCCCAATCCCAATGAACTGAACAAGGACAAGACCATGGCACGTTTCGACACGTCCTTCGACGCCACCAGCGTCGAGCCCACCACCGCCTACGAGCTGCTGCCCGCAGGCAAATATCGCGCCCAGATCGTCGAGAGCGAGATGCGCGTCACGAAGAACGGCATGGGCCAGTTCCTCTGGCTGATGCTCGACATCCTTGAGGGCGAGCACAAGGGCCGGAAGATCTTCGACCAGCTGAACCTGGTGAACCCGAACCCGACCACGGTGGAGATCGCGCAGCGCACGCTCTCGGCGATCTGCCACGCCACGGGCCGGATGCATGTCAGCGACAGCGAGGAGCTGCACCTGATCCCGATGACGATCCAGGTGAAGATCCGGCCGCCGAAGAACGGCTACGGCGAGAGCAACGCGATTGCCTACCTGCCGCCCGAGCGGGGTTCGGCCCCGGTCGCCCGTCCGGCGAAGCCTGCGCCCGATCCGGCCGGTTCTTCGGTGCCGCCGAAAATGGCCTCCGCGCCCTGGAACAAGAAGGGCTGAGCACCCGCGCTGCCCTGCGCCCTGACTGACGGGGCAGCGCGCACCCCCATCTGAGGATACTCCCATGACTGAACTGACCAACGCAGCCGCGGCTGCGACCAGCATCGGCTTGCCCGAAGACCAGCGGCGGCTGATTGAGCTCGACGATGCCATCGCCAAGATCCGCACGCAGATCGCGACGGCCGATCTGGCCCGCCAGCGCGGCCAGAAGCCGATCGATCCGGACTGGTTCCACCGGGCCCGCACGGCGCTCCGCCACCTGTGCCGCGAGCGGGCGGAACTCTTGGCCCAAGGCACCGGCCGCCGTCGCCGCGAAAAGCTCAAGGACGCGCTGATCGGCATCCTGCGCGAACGCCATGACCCCGAGACCTGGGATGGCATTCTGGCCGAGGCCCAAGCGAGAACCGAACGGGAGGGTCTGTGATGGCCGAGCTTCCCGAAGCCCCCACGCCGACACTGACGGCGATCTATGCCGATTACGAGGCCCGCCAGGGCGATGGTTTCCGCGACCACCTCGGCGCGTCGATCATCGGCAAATCCTGTGCCCGGGCGCTCTGGTATGATTTCCGCTGGATCACGCCCGCGCGCCATTCCGGCCGCCTTCTGCGCCTCTTCGAGACGGGTCAACTGGAGGAGGACCGGCTCGTTCGCAACCTGCGTGCCACCGGGGCGACCGTGCTCGAGGTCGATCCTGAGACCGGACGTCAGTTCCGGGTCGAAGCCCATGGTGGCCATTTCGGCGGCTCGCTTGACGGCGTGGCCCTCGGGCTCCTGGAGGCGCTCAAAACCTGGCATGTGCTGGAGTTCAAGACCCACTCGGTCAAGAGCTTCAACGAGTTGACCGCCAAAGGCGTCGTTCTGGCGAAGCCCCAGCACGCCGCGCAGATGCAGATCTACATGCACCTGACGGGCATCACGCGCGCCCTCTACGTCGCGGTCTGCAAGAACACCGACGCGCTGCATGTCGAGCGCATCGAGGCCGACCGCGCCATGGCCGAGCGCCTCTTGGAAAAGGCCGGGCGCATCATCTTCGCCCAGCATCCGCCCGCGCGGATGAGCGAGGACCCGGCCTGGTTCGAATGCCGGTTCTGCGATCACCATGCGGCCTGCCATGACGGCGGTGGCGCTGCGGTGACCTGCCGGTCCTGCCTGCATGCGACGCCCGTTGAGGGTGGTTGGCACTGCGCCCGGCACGACCGGATGCTGTCGCCTGCCGAGCAACGCACGGCCTGTGGCCGCCATCTCTTCATCCCCGATCTCATCCCGGGCGAGGTCATCGATGCGGGCGACGATGTCGTCACCTACCGCATGGCCGATGGCTCGACCTGGACCAACGACGCCCGTTCCCCGGAGGCCGTGCCATGCTGACCCTGCGCCCCTATCAACAGGCCGCGATCACCGCGATCTACGGCTATTTCCAGACTCACACCGGCAATCCGCTGGTGGTCATTCCGACCGCGGGCGGCAAGTCGCTGGTCATGGCGTCCTTCATCGAGAGTGTGCTGAAGGCCTGGCCCGATCAGCGCATCCTGATCGTGACCCATGTCCGCGAGCTGATCGCCCAGAACCATGCCGAGATGATCGGCCTCTGGCCCGATGCGCCCTCGGGCATCTATTCGGCGGGCCTCGGCAAGCGCGAGGCGCAGGCGCGGATCCTCTTCGCCGGTATCCAGTCGATCCACCGCCGCGCGGGTGAGATCGGCCATACCGATCTGGTGCTGATCGACGAGGCGCATCTGATCCCCGGCAAGTCGAGCACGATGTATCGGCGCTTCCTCGAAGCGCTGAAGGCGATCAACCCGGCGCTCAAGGTGATCGGGCTGACCGCCACGCCGTTCCGTCTCGATTGCGGGATGCTGCACGAGGGGCAGAATGCGCTCTTCACCGACATCGCCTATGAGGCCCCGGTCCGCGAGCTGATAGATGCGGGGTATCTGAGCCCCCTGGTCTCGAAACAGCCCGCCACCCGGCTCGACGTCTCGAAGGTGGGCACCCGCGCAGGCGATTTCATTGCCCGCGATCTGGCGGCGGCGGTCGATCAGGACGCCATCACCCGCGCGGCCGTGACCGAGATCATCGCGCATGGCCGCGACCGGAAATCCTGGCTGGCATTTTGCTCGGGCGTCGAGCATGCGCGCCATGTGGCCGAGGAATTCGGCCGCCAGGGCATCAGCTGCCGCACGATATTCGGCGACACGCCGAAGGACGAGCGCGATGCGATCCTTGCCGCCTTCAAGCGCGGAGAAATCCGGGCGCTGGCCTCGATGGGCGTACTGACCACCGGCTTCAACGCGCCCGGAGTTGACCTGATCGCGCTCCTACGTCCCACGCAATCGGCCGGGCTCTATGTGCAGATGGTCGGGCGCGGCACCCGCCTCGCGCCGCGCAAGGAAAACTGCCTGGTGCTGGACTTCGCTGGCAATGTCCGTCGCCACGGACCGATCGATCTGGTGCGGCCCAAGCGCCCCGGTGACGGCGGCGGGGGCGAGGCGCCGACCAAAGTCTGCCCGGACTGCGACAGCATCATCGCGCTCTCGGCGACGGAATGCCCGGATTGCGGCTATGTCTTCCCGGCGCGCGAGGTGAAGATCGCCCCTACGGCCGCCACGCTGCCGGTGCTTTCGCCAAAGCAGCAATGGCTTCCAGTCACGGGCGTTTCCTACAGCCACCACGACAAGGCGGGCGGCCGTCCGTCGCTCAAGGTGACCTATAGCAGCGGCCTTGCCACCTACAGCGAATGGGTCTGCCTCGAGCATCAGGGCTATGCCCGCCAGAAGGCGGCGGAGTGGTGGCGCAAGCGCGCGCCCGGCTGCCCCGTGCCGCTGAGCGTGGCAGAGGCCCTCGCGCAGACGAGCCGCCTTGCGCGCCCCAGCGACATCTCGGTCCGCCCCTCGGGCCGCTATCTTGAGATCTCCGGTTACAGGTTCGCCCCATGCGCCCATCCGACCCCGGCCTCTGCGCCGTCTGCCACCGGGAACCTCGCGGCTTTGGCTGGTTCGAGCCGGGGTTCCGCCGCAGCGACCCGCGGCGTGACGCCAGCCGCAAGCGGTTCTGCAGCCGCGCCTGCCAAGACCTCTGCCATGGGAGGAAGGGCATGATCGATCCGACCCCGAATGAGACCGAGGCCATGGCCACGGGCGGCCAGATGGGCGGCGAATATCTGGAAGCAATCGGCAAATCCGACCTCGCGACCCTGTCCGAGGAGGAATGGGCCCGGTTTCTCGATGCCGTCGTCACCGGCTATTGCGACCACCTGCGTGCGCTGGCGGCGAAGGATCGCAGCCGGCTCGACGCGATGGCGCCGGAGGTGCCGTTCTGATGGCCGACACCTCCTGGATGGCGCGCTTCGGCGCGCGGCTCGTCACCAATGGCTATGCCATCCTGCCGATCGGCCCGGGCACCAAGAAGCCCGGCCGGTTCCAGCGCGGCGGCTGGGCCGATTACCCGGAATGGAACCGGCATGCCGAACGCCCGACCACGGAGGTCGAGGTCGCGACCTGGGCTGCCTGGCCCGATTGCGGCATCGGCATCGTCGGCGGAGCGGTGGCGGCGGTCGATATCGATATCGCGACGGATGCCGAACTGGCGTTGCAGATCGAGGCGCTGGCCCGGGCGCGCCTCGGCGACACGCCCGCACTGCGCATTGGCCGCGCCCCGAAGCGCATGCTGGTCTATCGCACGGCCACACCGTTTCGGGGCATCAAGCGCCATCCGCTCGAGGTGCTCTGCCTCGGGCAGCAGTTTCTGGCTTATGCCGACCACCCCGACACCGGCGCACCCTATGTCTGGCCCGACGAGGGTCTGGCCGATCTCGATATCAGCGACCTTCCCGAAATCACGGCAGAAGCGGCGGCGGCCTTTCTCGAGGAAGCCTATGCGATCCTGCCCGAGGCTTTGCGTCAGCGCGGGCTGCGCTCTGCAGCACCGGCCACACTCCTGCGCAACCACGGGCAGATCGGCACATTGCCCGCCATCCGGTCGGCACTCGACTGGCTGCCGAATGACGAGCTCGATTACGACAGCTGGATGCGCATCGGCATGGCGTTGAAAGGTGCGCTTGGTGATGAGGGCGGCGAGTTCTTTGCCACCTGGTCGGCCCAGGCGGCCAAGGATGTGCCCGCGACCACGGCCCGCGCCTGGGCGAGCTTCAAGCCCGACCGGATCGGCGCGGGCACCATTTATCACCTCGCCATGGAACGCGGCTGGCAGCCCGATGCCGCCTTGCGCCTCGATGGCAGTCTCGATCCCGATGGCCCGCATCCGGCCGCCGATCTGCTGGCCCGGCTGGAGGGAAGCGCGCCCACCGTCGCCGACCTGGAAAAGCCGACCTTCAGCCTGGACATCCCCGACGGTCTTGTCGGCGAGTTGACCGGCTACATGCTGGCCACCGCCCGCCGCCCGCAACCGCTTCTGTCGCTCGGGGCCAGTCTCTGCGCCATCGGCGCGCTGATGGGGCGGCGGTATCGCACCACCAGCAACCTTCGCTCGAACCTCTATGTCGTGGGGATCGCCGACAGCGGCTCGGGCAAGAACCACGCCCGAGAAATCATCAACGAGATTTTCTTCGAGGCGGGTCTCGCCCACCATCTCGGCGGCAACAAGATCGCCTCCGGCGCCGGGCTCTTGACTGCGCTTCATCGGCAGCCCGCGATCCTGTTCCAGATCGACGAATTCGGGATGTTCCTGTCGGCCGCTGCCGACCGCAAGCGCAGCCCGCGCCACATCACCGAGATCCTCGACAACATGACCGAACTCTTCACGGCAGCGGGCGGGATCTTCCTCGGGGCGGAATATGCGAACCGAGACGGCACCAATGAGCGGCGCGACATCAACCAGCCCTGCCTTTGCGTCTATGGCACCACGACGCCGCTGCATTTCTGGGGCGCGCTGCAGGGGGCAAACGTGGTCGATGGCTCGCTCGCGCGCTTTCTGATCCTGCCGAGCGATGAAGACTATCCGGACGAGAACCTCGCCGTCGGCATCCGGCAAGCCCCGCCCGCGCTGATCCAGGCGCTCCAGCTGGTCGCCAAAGGCGGCGGGGCCGTGAAGGGCAACCTGACCGGCAAGACCGCCGATCATAACGCCGCCGTGAATCCGATGACCGTGCCGATGTCGGATGCGGCACGCGCCCGGTTTGCCGACCTCAGCGACGCCCTGACCGAGGAACTGCGTTCAGCGGCCGGGACGGCCTTCACTGCCATCCTCGCCCGCATCGGAGAGAACGCGTTGAAGCTGGCGCTGATCGTCGCTGTCGGGCGCGATCCTGTGCGCCCTGAGATCGACATTACAGCTGCGGACTGGGCCATCGGCTTCGTGCGCCATTACGCCCGGCGCACCATGGAAGCGGTCGAGCGCCATGTGGCGGATACCGAAACCGAGGCGCATCTGAAGAGGCTCAAGGAGATCGTCCGCGCGGCCGGGCCCAAGGGGATCACCAAATCGGAGATCACCCGCGCCTCCCAATGGCTGAAATCGCGCGACCGCGACGAAATCCTGCTGACCCTGATCGAAAGCGGCGACATCACCACCGGCATGCGCGGCTCCTCGACCAAGCAGGCCATGGTCTACAGGATGGTGCGGTGGGGCGGGTGACCGGAGATCCTTCAAGCCGCCTGAAGCGGCCCTTGAAGCCAAGATCCCGCCAAGCAGCAGAAACAAAAGGGAAAAACGGATCTTTCAAATCCTTCAATCTTTCAAGAGGAACCCTTTCCCCTATACGCGTGCACGCGCGTTCTTAAAGAGAGAGACAGATACCCATTGAAATATTGAATAATTGAAAGATTATATATTACACATACAGGACGGCGTTGTTGCGCAACGCCGGCTTAAGGCGTGACTTCCCCTTTCCCCATTGGTGTCATGCCACTCTGACGATCTCGGCGGTGCCGAGGGCATTGAAGCGGTTCATAAGTGCGATGCGGATGTGGATTTCGGCGGTTTGACGGTCGGGGTCTCTCGCTGCGATCCGTTCGCCGAACGCTTTGAGGCAGCGCATCTTCGCCTCGATCCGGCTTCGGGTGTGGTATCCCGTCCAGCGCTTCCAGAAGGCCCGGCCGTAGTGCCGGGTGGTGCGCAGGGTTTCGTTCCTGACCCGCGCAGCCGGGCAGTCTTCTTTCCAGGGGCGTCCATTCCGGCGGATCGGGATGATCGGAACGGCGTCACGCTCGATGATAGCGGTGTGGCAGCGGCGTGTGTCGTAAGCGCCGTCAGCGGTCACGGTCCCAACCTTTTCGTCCTTCGGGATCTGGTCGAGCAGTTCCGGCAGCACCGGGCTGTCGCCGTCCCGGCTGGGAGTGAATTCGACGGCGCGAATGTCGGAGGTGGCCGTGTCCATGGCCAGATGCACCTTGCGCCACTGGCGGCGACCCTGAACACCATGCTTGCGGGCTTGCCACTCGCCATCGCCGAGGAACTTGATCCCAGTGCTGTCCACGAGCAGGTTAAGCGGACCGTCGGCACGGCGATACGGGATCTGGACGGTCAGCGTCTTCTGCCGACGGCAAAGGGTGGAATAATCGGGAACGGGCCAGTCCAGCCCGGCCAGGTGCAAAAGGCTGGCGACCATCCCCGCCGTCTGTCTCAGCGGCAACTTGAACAGCACCTTGACCGACAGGCAGAACTGGATCGCCGCATTCGAAAAGATCGGCGGGCGCCCAGGCCGTCCCTCACGCGGCGCGAGCCAGGTCATGTCCTTGTCCAGCCAGATCAGCACAGACCCGCGCTTCCTGAGCGCTGAGTTGTAGCTGGACCAGTTCGTGGTGCGATAGCGGGCGGCTGTGGGCTTGCTCATCCGAACCATCTAACGCCATGGATTCACGATGTGAATCCTTCCTAGCCAGAGTTCTGCAACAATGCCAACCAAGACCGGTAGTGCGCAGGCGGGCGATCCGGTATTAAGTACGGACTCGAGTTAAAGAGAAGCTTTGGTCATTTCGCTCAACGCAGAACGAAATGCTTCGGTCGCGCCAGCGCCGGTACGCCCCCAGTATTCGTGATCCGGCCGTTTCAACATTTGGGTAAAGCCGAACCGCTCGGGAACTTTTCCGCCGCCATGATCGGCAACGAATACCTTCGAAAAATACCACTCGCTTGTCGTTCGGTTCAGACCACCAACCTTTTGCCCCCGAAAATGAACGGTCATCTGAATTTTTAGGGCAGCACAGGAAAAGTCCGGATGTTCGTGAAGCTCTCGAAAAAGAGCCGCGACTGGGACGGGCAATTTAGCGATGGCAAGTTCAAGGTCTGACGGCATGAATTTCTGTCCTCTGCGGAAAATAGCTTGTCTCACTCTTAGTCTACTGCAGCGGTGGGTTCGGCAAATGGAGATTTGGCCCTCGCTTGAACATGCAAAGCCAACCCCGGCTCAGGCCGACCAACAGGACTGCCCCCCATGGATACAATGATCGAACTGCCGGCCCTGCGCCGGTCGGCGGAGCTTGCGCCGAACAGCGTCGACAATGACGCGCGCACCGTCGAGGTGATCTGGTCGGCGGGCGCCCGCGTCCGTCGCGCCAGCTTCTTCGGCGAGCCCTATGACGAGGAACTGAGCCTCGATCCCGCCCATGTCCGGCTCGAACGGCTGAACGCGGGCGCGCCCTTCCTGAAGGTCCATGAGATCGACACGCTCGACGCCGTCATCGGCTCGGTCGTGCCGGGTTCGGTGCGGATCGAGTACGGCCGCGGCGTCGCACAGGTGCGGATCAGCGAACGCGCCGACGTCGAGCCGATCTGGCGCGACATTCAGGCCGGGCACATCCGGGCCGTCTCAATCGGCTATCAGGTCCACCGCTTCGACATCTCGAAACCCGATGGCGGGCGCGAGCTTTGGCGGGCGGTCGACTGGACCCCGTTCGAGATCTCGGCCGTGCCGGTCGGTGCCGATCCCGCCGCGGGCTTTCGCGCCAAGGGCGAACATCACGACTGCGTCCTCCATCGCCGGGACGCTGAAACCAGCGAAGGAGCATCCCCCATGACCGACAAGACGACCCCGGCCGCCCCGGCCGACGACACCCCCGACACGGCAGCGACCGAGGAGATCACCATGCCCGACGACAAGACCGGCGCGGCCGAGGCGCAGACGCGCGCGGCTGAGACGCGCAGCCAGCCGAAGGCCTCCAAGCCCGAGGCCCCGGATACCGATGCCATCGCGACCCGCGCGCGCGAGGCCGAGCGCGACCGCGTCTCCACCATCTACGATCTGGCGGGCCGCCTGAACCTAGAACGCAGCTTCGCCGAGGATCTGGTCAAGCGCGGGGTCAGCGTCGACGAGTCGCGCCGCCTGATCCTCGACCAGGTCGCCGCGAAGTCCGACGAGACCCGGACCTTCCCGCATGTCTCCGTGCCCCTCGGCGGCCGGGACGAGCGCATCACCCGACGCGATGCGGTGGCAAATGCGCTGCTGCACCGCTACAGCCCGACGCTGTTCCCGCTCGAAGACGCCGCGCGCCAGTACCGCGGCATGACGCTGCTGGAACTGGCCCGTGAGAGCCTCGGCAATGCCGGGGTGAACACGCGGGGCCTGTCGCGCGACGAGGTGGCGACGCGGGCGCTGCATTCGACCTCGGACTTCCCCGAGATCCTCTCGGCCGTCACCAACAAGACGCTCCGCCAGGCCTATGACGCCTATCCCCGGACCTTCTCGCTCTTCTGCCGCCAGGTGCTGGCGACCGACTTCAAGGCGATGCACCGGGTCCAGCTTGGCGAAGCGCCGCAACTGCTCGAAGTCGGCGAAAGCGGCGAGTTCAAGCGCGGGACACTGGGCGAGAGCAAGGAGAGCTACAAGGTCAAGACCTATGGCCGCGTCGTCGCGATCACCCGGCAGGTGTTGATCAACGACGATCTCGACGCCTTCACCCGCATCCCGGCGATGTACGGAAACTCCATCGCCCAGCTGGAAAGTGACGTCGTCTGGGGCATCATCACCGCCAACCCGGCCATGGCCGATGGCACGGCGCTGTTCCACGCCAACCACAAGAACCTTGCGGGCACTGGCGCAGCGCTGGCCGTCGATGCGGTGGGCGCGGCCCGTGCGGCGATGGCGCTGCAGACCGGCCTCGACAAGAAGACGGTGCTGAACATCCGCCCCGCCTTTCTGATCGTGCCCGCCGCGCTGGAACTGAAGGCCGAGCAGCTGGTCGCCCAGAACCTCGTGCCCGCCGCGACCTCCAGCGTGGTGCCGCAGTCGATCCGCACTCTCTCGCCGATCAGCGAGCCGCGCCTCGATGCCGCCAGCGCCACCGCCTGGTATCTGGCGGCTAGCCCGAACCAGATCGACACCATCGAGTACGCCTATCTCGAGGGCCAGCAGGGCGCCTACATCGAGACACGCAACGGCTTCGACGTCGACGGGGTCGAGATCAAGTGCCGCCTCGACTTCGGCGCCAAGGCCATCGACTGGCGCGGTCTCTACAAGAACCCGGGCGCGTAAGTCGCGCTTCTTGAACCCCGACACGCGGGCGGTCCTGACGGGCCGCCTTTCGTCTTTCCACGAGGATCCCCATCATGAAAAACTACGTCCAGCCCGGCAATACCATCACCTTGACTGCACCCTATGCCGTCGCCGCGGGCGATGGCCTGCTCGTCGGCTCCATCTTCGGCGTCGCTGCTGGCACCGCCGCCCTCGGCGAGCCCGTCGAGACCGCGCTCACCGGCGTCTTCGACCTCACCAAGATCGGCTCGCAGGCCTGGACCGCGGGGGCCAGGATCTTTTGGGACGACACCAACAAGCGCACCACCAACGTGGCCACCTCGAACACGCTGATCGGCGTCGCCATCGAGGCGGTCGCGGGCGGGGCCGGTGACACCGTCGGCCGGGTGCGGTTGAACGGCGCGTTCTGATGAGCGCTTTCGCTGCCGCCGTCAGCGCGCTCTTCGCCGATCCGAATATCGGCAGGGATGCAGTCTACACGCCCGAGGGCGGCGCGCCCGTTCTGGTGCGCGTCGTCGCCCGGCGCGCGGACGCCGTCACCGACTTCGGCGATGCGCGGCTCTGGTCCGAAACCACCCGGATCGACCTGCGTGTGGCTGAGGTGGCTAATCCGCGTCCCGGCGACCGCCTGGAAATCGACGGGGATGCCTTTCTCATTCAGGGCGAGCCCGTCCGAGACCGCGAGCGGCTCGTCTGGACCGTGGACTTGCGTCCAGCGTGAAACTGAAGCTCAACATCGATCCCGACATCGTCGCGATGATGCAGGCCGAGGTGGCGGCGGGGGAGCGCGCGGTGACCGCTGCCATGCGAGAGGCCGGGACCGGGCTGAAGGCCGCGTGGCGCTTGCAGGTCACCGGCGCAGGGCTTGGCACACGCCTCGCCAACACGATCCGCAGCCAGACGTTTCCGAAGGCAGGCGAGAGTCTGGACGCCGCCGCGTTGGTCTGGTCGCAAGCGCCGGTCATCGTCGGCGCGCATGATACCGGACCGCTGATCCGCTCCAAAGACGGGTTCTGGCTGGCGATCCCGCTGCCCGCTGCAGGAAAATCCCTGAGCGGCGGCCGGATTACCCCAGGCGAATGGGAGCGCCGCCGCGGCCTGCGTCTGCGCTTCGTCTATCGCCGCACGGGGCCGAGCCTGCTGGTGGCCGAGGGGCGGCTGAACACGAAGGGTCAGGCAGTGGTGTCCCGCTCGAAGACCGGGCGGGGAAAGGTCACCGCCCCGATCTTCCTGCTGGTGCCGCAGGTGAAGCTGCCGAAGCGGCTGGACCTGGCGCGGGATGCTGACCGGGCACTGGACAGCGTGCCGGGGCTAATCGTGGCGAATTGGGTGGACGGACGTCTCTAGTTTCCCCTGATTACAAGTAACAACAAGTATTAGGGATTAGGGCACCAGAGCATTCATGTGGGGATTCAGTGAAATGAAATTGGAACAAGCTTCACGCAATTCTCTTGCGGTATGGTCCCAGAAAACAACATCGACTTGAAATCCGTCTTTTATCAGGGTTTCTACCGTTGGGACGTAATCAGAGTCGCCAGACACAAGAGTGAAGACGTCACCGGCTTTTGCGTTTCGATATGCATCCCGTGTCATCTCCGTAACGATGCCGGTGTCTATCTTTTTCTCTTTATTGGCCGCATTTCTGTCGTGGGTAATGACTTCAAACCCAGCGCGTTTGGCGACATCCCATATGGCATCGTTCTGCGGTGGTCGAGACCCGAACAGCATTGCGCGAGCGGTTTCCTTGCGGTCTGTTCCGGCGATAAACTGATACAGCTTACCGAAGCTGATCCGATAACCGGTGTCGATGATCCTATTTGACATGGCGTCAAATATATCGAGAGCCATGCCCTGCTGCACGGCGCTGACGCGTTGGCCCTCAATGAAAACATTTGAGTTGTCGACGTAAATCCAGTCAGCCATCCAAGAACCCTTTAAGTTGCAATTTCCGAGCAGATGCCGATTCCGGGCGACTCTGTTCAGCCGATCTTGGGAAGATACTGTCAGTTAGATCGAATGCCCAGCCATCGCGAAACCATCCTCGCCGCGCTGCACGCGCGGCTCTCAACGCTGCCCGCCACTGCTTTGCGTGGCGAGGTGCTGCCCGAGCGCATCCCGGCCGCCGGCCTGTTGATCCTGCGCGACGGCGAACCGGGGGAGCCCGAGGTTACGCTGTCGCCTCTGCGCTACCATTACCAGCATCGGGCTGAGATCGAGGCGGTCGTGCAGGGCGCCGACCGTGACGCTGCTTTCGACATACTGACCGCCAGCATCGGCACGGCGCTCGCCACCGACCGCACGCTGGGCGGACTCTGCGACTGGGTTGAGGCGGCAGCGCCGAGGCCAGTCGATCTGCCGGTCGAGGGCGCGGCGAGCCTGAAGGCCGCCGTGATCACGGTGGTGCTACATTATTCCACAGCCGATCCGCTCGGCTGATCCCGACAACCCGAGGAGAACACCATGGCACGAGCCCAAGGGGCGCGGGCGCAGATGGCGCTTGCGTTCGAGACGACCTATGGAACGCCGCCCGCCAGCGGCTTCACCCGCATGCCCTTCGCCAGCACCTCGCTCGGCGCGGAGCAACCACTGCTGAACTCGGAGTTGCTCGGCTACGGCCGCGATCCGCTGGCGCCGATCAAGGACGCAGTGACGGCGGACGGCGATGTCGTGGTGCCGCTCGACGCCGAAGCCTTCGGCTTCTGGCTGAAGGCGGCCTTCGGGGCGCCGACGACGACCGGCACCGGTCCCTGGACGCACGAGTTCCAGTCGGGGGCGTGGACGTTGCCGAGCCTGTCCATCGAAACCGGCATGCCGGAGGTGCCGCGCTACGCCATGTATTCCGGCTGCGTGCTCGACCAGATCACCTGGCAAATGCAGCGCTCAGGTCTGCTCACGGCCACCGCTCGGCTGGTGGCGCAGGGCGAGACGGTAGGCGCGACCACGAGCGCCGGCACGCCCGCCGCGTTGGAGCTGAAGCGCTTCGGCCATTTCAACGGGTCGATCACGCGGAACGGCTCGGCCCTCGGCAACGTGGTCTCGGCCGACATCACTTACGCCAACAACCTCGACCGGATCGAAACCATTCGGAACGACGGCCGCATCGACGGCGCGGACCCGTCCATCGCGGCGCTGACCGGCTCCATCGAGGTACGGTTCGCCGACAGCACACTGGTGACGCAGGCCATCAATGGCGATCCCTGCGAGCTCGAGTTCGCCTACGTCCTGCCGTCGGGCGAGAGCTTCACGTTCACCGTGCACGCCGTCTACCTTCCGCGCCCGCGCATCGAGATCTCGGGGCCGCAGGGCGTGCAGGCGACCTTCGACTGGCAGGCCGCGCGCGACAGCATCGTCGGCCGTATGTGCAGCGCCACCCTCGTGAACGACGTGGAGACGTATTGATGCTGACGCTCGATCTGACCAACGCGCCGCGCTGGCACGACCTGACGCCGGGCGTGCGCGTGCAGCTGCGCCCGCTGACCACCGCGCTGATGGTGGCGACCCGCAGCGACCCGGTCGTGGAGGCGGTGCCGGAAAAGGCGTCAGACGAAGAGCGCGCCGTCGCCTTCGCCAAGGCCTTGGCGCGGCGGGCGGTGCTCGCCTGGGAGGGTATTGGCGACGCCGACGGCAATCCCATCGATCCCAGCCCCGAAGCCATCGATGCGCTGCTCGATGTCTGGCCGATCTTCGAGGCCTTCCAGCTGACCTACGTCTCCAGGGGCCTGCTGCTGGAGCAGGAAAAAAACGCCTCCGCGCTCTCGCCGACTGGTCCTTCGGCGGGGGCGACCGATACTGCGACGCCTGCCAAACGGCGTGCGAAGGCTGTCCCGCGAGGCTGAACCGGCCGCTGACCTATGAGGGCTGGCAGGTCTGGGACCTGGTCGGCCGCCTCGGCGGCCAACTCCGGGTTCTGCCCGGCGCGGTGATCGGCTGGGACATGTCGGCAGCACTGGCGCTCGGTGACGCCCTCGGCGTACCGCCGCTCGCCATGGCCGAACTTCTGCCCGTCATCGAAGCGGTGATGGTCGCGAAACTCAACGAACAGATGGAACGCCCCAATGGCTGA